TCAGTCGGCCTCGACGTAGACGCTGAAGACGAGGACGTGCGCGGTGGTGGGGCTGTCCGCCAGGGCAACCACGACGTGGACGTCGTACACGTCGCCGGCCTGCTGCGTCCCGTCGCAGAGCGCGAGCTGCACCAGCGTCTTCGCCGGCGTGGACCCGACGGCGGCCACGGGAACCACGGTCGGTCCCGCCGTGACGAGCCCCGGCGCCGTCGTGGGCGTGGCGAACGGCCGGGTGAGCGTGGCGGTCGCCGCCACCGAGGAGACGGCGTACCCGGCCAGCAGGGCGGTCGCGTCGATCGCGACGCCGACACTGGTGGACCCCGGCGCCACCACGACCTGGGCCGCGGCGAGCAGCGCGGCGCTGCTGACGGTACCCGCGATCGGCGCGGCGCATCCGGCGTCCGGGACGCTCGGGTCGGGGAGCAGCGCGGGGTGGCCCGGCTCCGCCGCCATCCGCGCCACGACGTCGTACGCCAGGGTCGGGATCGGGGTGGTGTAACTGACCTCGTTGCTAGGGGTTCCACGCATGGGCGGCGTCTGATCGTCGTAGGGGACGACGGTGTAATAGCGCGTTTGGCCCGGCGGGGGCGGGTCCAGGACGAACAGGCCTGGGTTCGTGTTCACGTCCGTCTGGACCGGGGTCGCGCCCTCAGCGCCCGCCGCGCTGCCCTCCAGAAGGACGACGCCGACGGCGTGGGCCACGCCGTCGTAGCTGTAGCCGTGGGTGACCACGAGCTTCGCTCCGACGGCCTCCAGGACGATGTTATCGGTGGTGGTCGGAGCCGCGACGAACACCGCGTTGCTGTCCGCAGTGTGCCCCGGCGTGGGTGGGGTGCTAAAGTCCGCGTTGCAGGTATTGTCGAAGACACGGATGACGTAGGTGGACGAGTCGTTGCCACCCGGCGTCGGGCTGGTCAGGGTTCCGGCTCCCAGCGACGTGGTGCTGCCCTTCAAAAAGGTCGATCCGCTCGCCACCGTATTGAACAAGGCGAGCCCCAACAGCGGGTAGCTTCCAGCCACGGGGGCCGGGTAGCTGATGGTGTCGGTTCCGTTTGCACTGGTGACCGTGATGGGGCCGATGGTAGGGGACCCGGTCAGCACGACGGGACCGACGGCGACGTGGTTGCTCTCCGCCGTGAGCCCCGCGCTGTCCTGCACGACCAGGACGTAGCTCCAGCTCTGACCAGCGGCGGGCGCGGGCTGTGTCCCTTCGCTCCCCGCCGTCCCGCTCCACGAGGAGCCCGCCATCATCGTCCGCGAGCCGTCGGCATTGATGCGGTACATCGTCAGTGACGCGACGGGGTTGCTCCCGGCAACGCCGGCGGAGTAAGTGATGGTATCGGTGCTACCGGACCGGGTGACCGTCAAGGTCGGCGCGGTGGGCGGGGTTGATCCGGGGTTCGAGGACATGGGGTCTTCTCCGTTCCGTTCCGTTTCGGCGGGCGATGTGGCCCGGTGGAGCGATCCACCGGGCCGTGGTGCGTGGGTCGGCTAGCTGGCGGTTCCCGGCGGTGGGACGATGCGTCCGACCAGTGCGCCCTCCTGGCCGTCCGGCGTCTTAACGGTGCCGGTCACCGTCGCCAGCGCCTCGTCCGTCCCGGTCGTGTCCTGGGTGTTGGCGCCGACTGTCTCGGACGTGTCACCCGTGGCCGGCGCGGGCTTCTGCGTCGCGGCGGCCGTCGCGGACGCCAGCGTGCTCCACTGGTCCACCAGACTCTGCAGCTGGTCAATCTGCGCCTTCTGCGCCGCGATGACGGCCGTGTGGTCATCCACCGTCGGGGTCACCGTCGTGCTACCCGGCACGAGGTCAGGGTGCGCGTCCGTGGTGGCCGCGAAGGGCTGGCCTTGCGCCTGGTTGACCCCGGCCACCGCGGCCTCGATCATCGCGGTGATCTGCGCCTGCGTCAGGTCCAGCCCCAACGCTTTGGCCGCCGACGTGGCCAGCGAGTAGACCCAGGCGAACTTGGCGTGGGAGCCCACGATGCTCTGCTCCGCGCCCAGCACCAGGCGCTGCACCTGGGCCCAGAATTGGTTGGCTTTGTCCGCCTTGACGCGGTCCGCCACGAAGGCGTTCACCCGCGAGATGCCGAACGCCACCAGCGCGGTGATGACGAGCAGGATCAGCGGCCAGAGGACGGTGGCGTACGCGGCGACGGTCTGTGCGGTCTGCATCGAAAATCTCCTTCTCGGGCAACAAAAAACCGCACCGGCTGGGGCGGGCGGTGTGTGGTGTGAACGGCGTGGAGCGGATGTGTGTGAGGCGTGGAGCGCTTAGCCCGTCGCGGCGCGCTCCTCCTTGTGGTAGGCACGGCGCGCCAGGAGGCCGACCAGGAGCATCATCGCCAGCGTCGTGACGCCCTCAATGACGTGGAGGGCCATGTAGTCGAGGTGGTAGTAGCTGTAGGCGATGCAGTTGCCCTGCAGCGATTTGACGATGCCGAGCCAGAGGTTGTGCCAGCTGTCCTGGCACAAGAACACCGCGCACAGCACCGAGGCGACGTATTGATAAATGGTGCAGTGCCACGACGCCTTGAACGCGTCCACGAGCGGCCGCTGCTCGGGCTGCATCGCCCGGCACAGCAACCAAATGCCCACGTCGCCGCCGGCCAGCAGCGCCCGTCCAAGCGCCAGCCCGAACGGGATGTACACCAGGATCATGACCAGGACCAGCGCGGGGTTGAAGTTGTGCGAAAGCACCCAGGCCCACTGGAAGACGGGACCGCTACACATGGTGTCCCCCCTCGCCGGCATCCAATCGCCGCTCCAACTCCTCGATGCGCGTCTTGTTGATGGCCGATTCCTTCTCGTTGCGGGCCAGCTGAATCTTGAGATGGTCGCGCTCCAGCGTCAGATGGGTCAGTTCATTGCCCATGTCGTGCAATTTGTCCTCGCGCTGCTTTGTCTTGTGCGCGTACTCCGCCTCGCGCTCATGCGCGTGGGCTTCGGCTTCCTGGAGCCGCCGCTCCGTCTCCGACAGGCGCTGGGTCAACGTCGCGTGGTCGCTCTGCAGCGCCGCGTGCTTGAGCTGCAGGCTGACGTGCTCCTGACGGAGCGTGTCGTGGTCGTCCTTCAAGGCGTCGAACTTACCATCCAGCGCGTCGAGCCGGGACTCCATGCTCAGGCGCTTCTCCCGCTCGCGGCCGTAGTCGGAGGTGAGCGTGGCGATGGTTTGGGTCGTCGTTTTGTCCAGGACGTCCCGTTGTTCGTTGAGCCGCTCCACGGTCTTGACCTGGATGTCCAAAACGCCCCGCTTTCCGAGCCAAACCGTCCCGACGATGAACACCACGACCCCGGCAACCAACGCCAGCAGCGCGGTCTCTCCCGACAGCGCCGAGATCGGGTTGGGCGGCAGCGTGATGGCGAGCGCGCCAATCTGCATGGCTAGACTCCCTCTGTGCTGGACGGCGACGCGCCGTGGATGGATGGGGACGCTTACGAGGTGTACGGCCCTTCGGCGTTGACGGTGAGCCCCTGCGGGCCGGCCACCAACACCGTCCCATGGTAGCCCGTCAGGGTGGCCGATGGCCCCACGGACTCGCGGCACAACCACCACTCGTCCGCCGCGGTGTCGTCGTTCACCCGGTCGTCCGCCGCTGGCGGGTCGAAGAGCTTGTAGTTCGACGCCGTCGATACCGGCTTGGACATTTCCCACGAGGTCGCGTTGGGAAAATCGGCCAACCCCGAACCCGTCACGTCGTGGCCCAGCCCGAAGAGCACGGGTGTCGGACTGGAGTAGCTTTGCGCGTAGCTCGGCATCGTTGAGTCGGTGTAGTTCCCGGTGACCAATGTCCCCGGTCCGCCAGCGACGCCCTTGGTTTGCCCACGCATCGAAAAGCCCGGCTGCGACGACGATCCGCCCATCACGATCGCATCGATGTACGTCTCGTCCCCCGCCTGGATCGGCCCCAGGTCGAGCCGCCCCTTCAGCGACAGGTAGGACGACTCGAGGATGACGTGGAGGTTGGTGGACAGGCTCAGCCGGTGGTACGTGCCCGGCGCGCCGTAGTAGGCGGCCAGGACGGTGTTAGCGTCCGGGGCGAACGGCGCCCGGACGTAGAGCCCGATCGAGTGGTTGGCGCTGGTCCCTCCCAGGTTGCTCCACGAGGCGTTGAGTCCGCTGGAGGAGTAGGGTCCCACGGTGTTGATGCGTAGGCCGGACCCGGTCGCGGTCCACGTCGAACCGTTGGCCCCCACCAGCGTCGTGATCGCCCCGACGGTCCCGCGGCAAGTCCAGTAGTCGTCGACCGCATAATGCGTCGGGATCTGCGTATCGACGAGCGGCGGAGGGAACAGCCCATCCCCGGACGTCGACGTGATCATTTTGCTGTACCACCAGGACGCGTTGGCCGGCATGTCGGCCAGGCCCGCCCCCGTCACGTCGTGGCCCAGCCCCGCCGTGCAGGACACCGCGTCGTAGTGGTCGGCAGGCGCCGGGGAGCCGCCGGGCAGCGTCGGGGAGGACGCGCCACCCAGGACCGGCGTGGAGTACCCGTTCTTGTCGCTCGTTAGGGCGCCACGGAGTTGGAACCCGTAGCCACTGCCGTTGCTGGCGATAACGGCGGCGTCGATCCAGGTGGTATCGCCCGGTAGGACCGCCCCGATGTCCAATGACCCCGAGATGGTATCGACGTTGCTCTCCAGGACGAGGTGCAGTCCGGTGGTCAAGCGTAGACGGTGGTACGCGCCGTTCGGTCCCGCGACGGTCACCAACGCCGTGTCGGCGGCGGGAGCGGCGGGGACGTGGAGGTATTCGCACCAGTGCCAGTTCTCCCCGGCGCCCGGATCCAGTCCCCAGGAGGCCACGATGGTCCCCGTGGCCGCGCCCGAGACGCTCTGCGCATCCAGCGCGCCGATCACCGCGCCGCCGGAGAACGATTGGCCCAGCGTGGGCTGCGTCGGCGGCGGTGGCGCCGACGCGCCGCCGTCGATCGCCGGGTACGGCTCCCAGTAATTGCCCAGGATCAACTCCATCGGGATGACGTCGGTGGTCGCCGCGAGTGCATTGAACGCGGGCTCGGGGGCGATGTAGAGCGCCCCGGCCCCGCCCCTGGCGGGGACGCTGAAGGTGACGTGGCGCGCGCGCGTCGTGTCCACCATGATCGTCGCCGGGGAGCTGCCGTAGAGCGTGGCGTAGGCCTTGGCCGGCAGGGTGTCGATGTACGCCACGCCGGCCATCTCGTAGCTGACCCTGGTGGATACCTTGCGCCAGTAGATGCTCTGCGTCTCCCCGTTGGGTCCGACGATGCGCGAGAGGTTGCCCCGATCCTCCTGGAGTTGGCCAGAAATCTTCGCCATCGCTAGCCCCCCCGGCCGCCGAAGTTGTGGATGATGCGGATGCTGTCCGCCAGCCCGGCGGCGATGTCGTCCGGGCTGTGCGCCTGCTTGGCCAGGACGCTGCCCAGCGTGAGCGTCGCGTACGCGAGCGATCCGCCCGGCTGGTCCGTGCTCAACTCGACGTCGAGCACCCACCACGGGCTGTTGACCAGGTTGACCACCTGCGTCCCCACCACCGAGCCGTCCACCGGCGAGAGCTGCGCGATGGTGTCCGTCAGGTTGACGTGGACCAGCATCGTTGGCGTCACGTCCCACAAGCCCGACTCCTGCGAGGTGATCGGACACTTGACCGTGAGCTGTCGCTGCGGGACGCTGTTCTCCGCGAGCCACCGCTGCGAGACGGTGGCCAGGTCCGCCGAGGAGCGGTCCAGCGTCAGGTGCTCCGACGTCTGGAGGTTGGCCAGGCCCGACGGCATGCAGGCCTCGGAGAGCGACGCGCTCTCCCACAGCCGGTACCGCCAGTCCAGGCAGTCGTCCAGCCGCCGCTCCCAGTACTGCGTCGCCGGTAGGCAGTTCGGCAGGCTGATGTGCGTCGCGTCCGGGTTGCCGATCGGAGAGTGCACCGTCGGCCCGATCGTGATGATGCCATTGTCCGGCAGGTCGTTCGTCGCCTTCTGGGCCAGCGTCGCGAAGTAGGGGCCCAGGTGCAGCTCCTCCTTCGTCAGGTCACGCCACCAACGGGCGTCGCTATTGCTATAAAAAAATTGCTTGGGGGTCCAGGCGAAGAAGCGCGTCGTGAGGGCCCCTTGCAGCGCCTGGTACTGGCCCGCGACGACGCCGACGATGTTGTCATCCGACAGGCCGCCCAGGTCCGTCGCCCGCGTCCACCCCTTGCCGTCCAGCGTCGCGCTCCACCAGATGCCCGCGTTGCTGCACAGAAAGACCGAGGTGTACTGGCCCTGGACGTACGCGCCGGCCACGGTCTTGCCGCCGATGGTGATCCCCAGGCCGGTCGCGCCGTTGCAGCTGAGCCCCTGCCCCGACGGCGCCTGTAGCGATCCGTCCTGGTTCCCCCCGATCAGGCCGTTGCTCCAGGTCCCATCGCTCGCCTTGGCCGTAAAATAGCACCCGTTGTTATCGCCCTGGGTCATGGCCCACACCGAGTCCTGCGCGGGGTGGCTACCGTCGCCGGTGGTGATCACCCGCGAGAGGGCGAAGGCGCGGATGCCCGTTGGGAGCGCGTAGCTGGTGATCGGGTCCGCGTCGCCGATGTGGTAGCGGTGGATCGTGCCCTGGTCGTTGCCGAGCAAGAGCCAGATGGTGCCAGCGTCGGTCGCCACGAAGTCCTGGACGTGCGCGTCCAGGTGCACCGGCGTCCACCCGTCGTACCCCGCCCCCGTGAGGGACCCGGACAGGCCGGGGAACCGGTAGATGCCGTACAACGATTTGTCCTTGGGCTCGACGTGGACGAACAGGACGGCGTTACCCGATCCGTCGGTCTCCACGGCGATCCGGATGACCTTGCCGTGTAGCGCGCCGACGGCGGACCAGACGTGGACCGCGCGGACGTCCGTCGAGCGCGAGAGCACGCCGTCGCTGGTCCCGATGTACATGGTGGCGTGGGCATTGTCCACGTTGAGGCTGTACACCGGCCCCGCCGACGTCAAGATGTCCCGGAACCGCCCATCGTTATTGAAGATGGAGACGCCGCCGGTCTTGTCGTTGACGTGGTAGCTGATGACCGGCAGGCAGGTCGTGTAGTCCGTGCGGCCGCCGGTCCCGATGGGGTTGATGAGCCCCACGCCGGTGATCGTGGCGTTCGCCGGCAAACCGGCGTTGCTCGCACCGCCGATGAAGGCGGTGCTGCCGTACACGTCGGCCAGGTTGGTGGTGATCGAGGCCTCGATGATGCGCGCCGTCGTCGTCTCGTCGACCGGCCCACTGCCGTTGCCGTCCAGGACGTACGTCCCCGCGATCGGCGATCCGCCGACCGCCCCGAGCACCACCTGGTTCACCGCCGTGCTGGTCGTCGTCCCACCACCCGATCCGCCGCTGGGATTCGTATCGCTGTACGTGACGTCCAGGCCCCACACGGATCCGCCGGTGTTGCCCTGGGGGTAGGCTTGCGCGGCGCCGTTGGCGTACCGCGTGTGGCCCCCGTCCGCGCTGGGGATGGAGAGCGGGGCTTGCGGCGTGCGCACGGCCGCATCGTACGGGATGTTGCCGACGCCCGCGGCGTCGTACCCCACCGCATAGACGTGACCCGCCGTGACCGCGACGGCCGCCGCGAACGCCTGGTACTCCCATCCCACGGCCGTCGAATCGGCGAACACGCACGACGCCAGGAGCGCGTTGGTGGCGTCGTCCCACAGGTACCCGTTGTGCGCGCCGGTCTCACCCGCCGTACGATAGAACGAGACGCCGATGATGTACCCAGCGGCGGAGCTGGTGAACCGTTGCGAGCAGGTGAACGGGCCGAAGCCGTTCTGCACCGAGGACGGGGCAACGCCGGCCCAAATCATCGCGGTCGCCATCAGCTCGCCGTCCTCTCGTAAAAGTGCCTGCGGTAGCCGATCGGGTACGGATCGCCGGGGATGTAGTCGCCGCTCATGCGCGCGGCCGCCGTCTGCACCGTCTTGAGCAGCGACGCCCCCTTGTCCTCCAGGTACGTGGTGATCCCCCCGACGGCCGGGTCCACCACCGGCGTCAGCGCCACCAACGCCTTCGACGCGTCCGGCCACGCCGCCTGCCCCACCGGCTCCCGGAAGAGCCCGCCCAGGTGCGGGATCGTGCCGTCGGCGCTGACGAAGCCGTACGACGTGCCGGGGGTGATGACCGGCTTGATCGTGTCCGGCGCGCCGTCCATGACGTCGGCGTAGGAGCAGCCGGGGAAGTTGATGTGCTCCTTGACGACGCCGGCGTACTGCGCCAGCATCCCGTCGCCCTCCAGGACGATCGCGGCGCCGGACTCGTCGATCACCTGCCGCGTCACCGTCTGTACTCGGTAGCGCAGGCAGACGACGCCCGCGGGGCCCGACCGACTCAGCTCCACGACCATGGGGACCGGCGTCGTCCCATCGTCCAGTCCGCTCGCCTGGATCGCCGCGACCCCGAACCCCGTGCCCGCCGTCGCCGTCGCCAGCCCCGGATCGCTCGCCGGGACCGTGATGGAGCCGTGCAGCGGCCCGTCCAACTGAATCTTGCGGTCCCACGAGAGCACCTGCGACGTCTCCGCCATCAGCACCCCCGTCCGCAGGTTCCACAGCCAGGCGTGCAGCGCGATCGCCGTTGCCATGGTTGACCTCTTCGCCTACGCGAATTGCCCCAGCAGCGTGCACGCGAGCGGCAGCGCGACGCGGTGCGTGCTCGCGCCGGGCAGCAGCTGCAGGTCCGGCTTGGTGATGCGCGCCTGAACGGACGAGGTCCCGCCGCCCGCCCGCGCCACCACCAGCGTCCCGCTCGGGTTGGCCGCAATCCCCTGCAAGATCGCGTTCGTTTTGGCCTGCACGTCGGCGTACGCCGCGCCCTCGTAGAGCCCGCGCGTCGCGTAGACGAGCGTCGTTAGCGTGGCCGTCGGCGTCTTGAGCGGCGCGGCGGACAGGCCCCGCATGTCCACCGGGTACCGCCCCGTCCCGTAGCGGTACTGCTCGTCCCACTGGTACGTCAGCTGCACCGGGTAGCCGTCGGCGCCCAGCGGCACACCGGCGTAGCTCACCGCCGCCCCGAACGGCACGTGGACGCTCCCCTCGGTCAGGGCCGGGACGGCGGGGACCGAGGGGAGCGCCGCGAAGTCGCCCAGGAGCGTCCACGTCATCGGCATCAGGTAGTGCATGTGGTGCTGCCCCGGCTGGAGCTGGACGTCCACCTGACTGATGCGCGCCCACGCGCCGTAGGCGACGCCATCGGCGCCCGCGATCACCGGCAGGCCCGTCTGGCCGCTGACCTGCACCCCGCCGTACAGGTACGTGCCCTGGAACGCGGCGAGGCGCGCGCTGATGACGCCCTCGATCGCGGAGGTCGCGGCCACGCCGCCCAGCGACGATTTGATCAGGTTGCTGACCACGATCTGCGGCTGCTTGTACGCGCCGGGGAGCCCGCCGCGCACGTCGACCGGCGTGGCGGACGTCGGCAGGAACGCCGTGTCCGCCATCGTCTCCAGGTTGATGCTGCCCAGCGGCAGCGACCGGGTGCCGGCGAAGGACTGGGCGCCGAAGGAGAGCAGCGCGCCGAACGGGACCACGTTCGCCATCCGCTCTCCTCCTCGTTAGCGCACCAGCGCCGTGGCCGACCCACGCGACCGCAGCGGGTTCGTGGGCGGCCCGCCACCTTGCCCGATCCTGGACAGGACGTCGCCCACGCGCACCGTCGCGTCGCGGGTGCCCTCCGACGCCGAGAGCAGCGCGGTCAGCGTCGCGTTCTGCGTCTCCAGCTGCGCGATCTGGCGATCCTGCCGCGCGATGATCTCCTGGTCGGAGTTCTTGGCCAGGTTGCCGAACCCGACCAGGACGTCGCCGTACCCGACGTCCCCGCCGGCGCGTTGCCGGCTGGTGTAGCCAAACTGGCCCCGACCGAGGCCGGAGCCGATGCGCGGCGCCAGCAACGTCCGCAGCGCCGTGGCGTTCGCCGCCGGGATCGCCAGGCCCAGCTGGCGCACCAGCGCGTCGCGGGCCGCCGTGGCGTCCGCGACGCTGTGCGTCCGCGCGTACTGGATGGCGTAATCCAGCGCGCCGATGCTCGGCAACAGCGATTGCGCGGCCTTGGGGTCCTTCGCCTTGGTGTCGCTCCGGAACGTCGACAGGAGCGTCTGCAGCTTGGACGACTGGTCCGTGCGCTGAGCCGCGGCGGCCTTGCGCTGGCCGGACGCCTCCACCGCCGCCGCCTTGACGACCGCGTGGTGCGTTTGCGACGCGGTGTACGCCTTGAGTGCGTCGCGCATCCGGAGCGTCGTGTCGGGCAGTTGCCCGGCCTTCTCCAACCTCGCCACGTTGGCGATGTCGGAGAGGACCTGCGTTTGGGAGATGAGGCCCTGTAGGTACAGGGTCATGTCCCCGGACTCCATCGCCGACGCCTGGGAGACGTCCGGCGCGTAGTCGTGGCCGCCCACGTAGCCACGGCGGCCACGCCTGGGCGGACGCGGCTCCGCCTTGGTGATCTCCGTCGCTAACTTGGTCGCCAGGAGCCCGCTCTGGTCCGTCAAGTGGCCCTCACGGTACAACGTGCCCAGGTCCTTGATGTCGGCGCTGACTTGCGCCTGGGCGTGCTTGTCCAGCACATTGCGGGACAGGATGCTCAGGTCGGAGCGGTACTGCACCATCTCGCGGGAGATGTCCGCGTTGTAGTCGTGCCCGCCGATGACGCCCTTGCGTGGCTTACCGCCCATGATGGCGTTCGCACGCGCCGCCGCCGCAACGGTCAGGTGCGGATGGCCGGATGTCGGACCGTCGCCGTGCGCCATGGAGGCGCGCGGGTCGTACCGCGGCCCCACCGCCCCGGAAACGCCTCCGAGGTTGATGCCCTGTGGGCCGCCGTGCGTCGTCGCCTTCCTGCTGGCGTCCAGTAACCCCTGGATCGTCTTCACTGCCGCCGTGTTGCCCTCGCGCTTGAGCAGCGCAAGGTATTGTGCCGCGACGTCCTTGTGGGTCTTGACGAAGTCGGTCTAGTAGCCGGAGACGCCTTTCGTCAGCATCGCGTAATTCCAATACGCGCTGCCCACGCCCGTGCCGCCGAACTTCGTGGCGAGGCCGTGGCCGAACGTCCCCTCGTCCTTCTTGGACAGGCGCAATTGGGACGCCGCGCCCATGTCGATCTTGATGCTCGCTCCCTTTTGCATCAGGCCGAAGAGAGTGCCAAGGTCGCTAATCAACGTCTGGACGGTCGAGATGACCGTCGTGAGCGGGTCGATCACAAACTGCTTGAACGTCGAGCCGAACCCAGGGATGACGTGGTTGATTCCATTCGAGATGATCTGCCAGAGATTGTTGACGCCTTCCCTGAACCATGCGACGTTCTTGTAGGCCCAGATGACCCCTGCCACGAGCCCCGCGATCGCCAGCACGACGATGCCGATGGGGTTGCCATCAAGGGCGGCGTTGAGCACCCACTGCACCGCCGCCGCCGCCTTGGTGACGATGTTCCACCCGGCGATGGCGGTCTTGGCCAGCAGCGTCTTGCCCGCCAGCGTCTCGGTAACGAGGCTCCACGCGCCCGTCGCCAGGGAGACGGCCAGGATCGTTGCCCTGAACCCCACGTAGATCGCGATGCCCGCCGTGATCAAGTCCGCCAGCGCCTTGAGCTTCTTCGCCGTGTCCGCGCCGCCGTGCCCCACGTTCAGTAGCCCACCGGCCAGCCGAGCGAACGGTCCGATGGCGCCCAGCACCGCCCTGCCCACCGAGAGCAGGTCGAGGGCAATGTCCTTGACGAGCAAGATCAGCGGCGGGAGCGCGGCCTTGGCGACGGAGAACGCCTTGGGCAGCATCGACCCGACCCACTGCGCGCCCTTCGCCACGGCCGGCAGCAGCTGCGTCCCCAGCTGGATCGCCATGACGTGGATCTGGTTCTTGACCACGCCGATGGCGTTGCCCGCCGTGTGCTGCGCACGCGCGTATGCGGCCGCCGTGATACCGCCCTTGTTGGTGACCCCGTTGAGTGAGGTGAGGATGTTCTTGTAGTCGCCCGTGGCTGTGCCCGTGAGGAGCATGGCCGCCAATCCACCGCGGAGTGCCGGAACCAACTTGAACATCTCGGACGTGTCGCCGCCCGTCGCCCGCTTCAGGTCAGCCATGATGCCGGTGAGGCCCTTCACCTTCGCGCCTTGCGACGAGAAGTCACCGAGCAGGTCAATGCCGCTCTTCAAGGACAGCGCCGCCAACTCCTTTTGCGCTGCTTTCGCCGGGTTGACGATCTTGGAGAGCATCCCCGTGATCTGGGTGTTGGCGTCGTTGATCGACTCGTGCCGGGTCAATCCCGAGAGAGCCGCCGCCACCTGGTTCAACGGAACCTTCATGTTGGCGGCCATGTTCAGGGCCTGCGAGCCACCCTCGGTGAATTGCCCGAGCGTGGTGTTGCCTTGCGCGGCGGCGAGGTGGAGCACGTCCATCGCGTGCGCAGCGCTCCCCGCGCTGGGCCCGAAGCTCTTCATGACCTGCGCGAGCGTTCCAATGACCTTGCCCGCGTCGTCCCCCGTGGAGGACGCCGACATCATGCCTTCCTTGACGATGTCCGTGCTCTGCTTCAGCGAAAAGCCGAGATTGGCCGCCTTCCGGAAGCCCTCGCTGAGCTGGTCCAGAGGAACGTTCGTGCCCATGCCCATCGACAGGAGGGACGCGCGCATCTTGCCCAGGTCAGCCGTCGTCATCGTCGAGTTGTTTTGGACCTGCTGAGTCATCGTCTGGAATTGCTGCGCTTGCTTGGTGGCGTCGACGACGCCGGCCACGACGGCGCCGCCCAAACCCAGGCCGACGGCGGCCACGCCACCGATGATGGCGTTGCGCGTGCCGTGCGACCGCTCGCTCTTCGCCGCCTCCTCGGACTGCTTGCGCGCCACCTTCTCGATGGACGCGATCTGCTCGCGACTCTGGACGCGCGTCGCCTCCGCCGCCTGGAGCGCCGCGGCGCGGATCTGCCGCACCTGGTCGCGCGCCGCCGCAGACACCGCCGCCGTCTGCTGCAGCGTCTGCGCCCGGACGGCCTCCACCTGCGTCCGCGCGGCCAAGCGCGTGGCCTCGTCCTTCCCGTGCGCCGCCATCTGGATCGACTGGACCTGCGCCGTCGCCGACGCGCGGACCGCCGCCGCTTCCTTCAGGGCGCCCTCGCTCACCACGGACGCTTCCTGCGTCGTCGCGAGTCGCGTGGCCAGCTGCGACTGCCGCGCCGCGTCCTGGACGGACGCGACCTTCGCCGCCATGGCCCGACGGTCGGACGCCGCCTGCGTGGCCGCCATCGCCGCCTGCCCCGCGCGCTGGATCGCCTGCATCCGCCCCATTGCCACCGCCAGGCCGGTGACGACCGATGTAAGGCCGCCGGCGGTGAGGTCGCGCGCGCCAATACTGAGTATCACAGACGACGTGTAGCTGGACATCTCGGATCACCTCATCATCTGCGCGCGGATCTTGAGTTCCTGGTTATCCAGCGCTTCCCAGGCCGGGATCATCCGCCGGAGCCACGGGCCCGGCTGCCGGTCCATCTGCTCCTTGGTCCACCCCGTCGTCCGCGTCACGTACGCCTCCATCAGCGCCCGTTTCGCCCCCCGGCTCACCTGGTCCTGGAAGCTGCCCGACAGCGCCAGCGACAGTTCCCGCCGGAAACGTGGCGGGGTCCTTGCCCTCCGCCGGGTCCTTGCCCAACGTGCCGATCTCCTTCTGCAACCAGCGGATCGTCTCGCCGCCCAGGTCCGCGTTCCACGCCTCGATGGTCGTGGGGACCAGGTCGCCGGGCTGGCCCGCCGCGGCTTGCTCCTCGGTCGGCTCGTAGCGCACCGTCGAGTCGACGACCATGCGCAGCAGCAGGCACAGCTGGGTCATGCCACCGACGCCGGCCTCCTCCAGGATCTTCTCCTGGTCGGCCTCGTCCAGTTTCGTCAGGCCCTCGCGGTCCATGCCGTCCGGAAGCTCGATCAGGCCGAACGCCTCCTGCCCCGCGTCCACCTCGTCCAGGTAGGACAGGGCCGGCTTGACGTCCACGTACTCGCCCTCGCCCCATCCGGGCGCGCTCAGCCGCACCGGCGCTCGCGCCGATCGTCGTTTGACTGGCATCGTTCTCTCCTTATAGAAGGCGGCCACCGCGTCCGTCAAAGCGGACGTGGTGGCCGTCGTGTGGCGCGTTGGTGGACGGGTGATTACGACGTGTACGGCGTCGCCCGCGCGTTGACCAGGACGATCGTGGCGAGGTTGCCGTCGGCCTGCTGCAGGGTCTTGACCTCGTACGTCTCGGACACCTTGTCGGGGATGTTGCCGGTGATGTCCTCGGTGGGGTAGTACGCCCCCGACGACGAGATGGTCAACGACCTGGCGCCGTTGACCCATTGCGCCTGGATCGTCGCCAGCGCGGGCATCTGCGTCTCGAACAACGTCCATTCGTAGTCGTCGTCCCACCGCTTCTCGAACTTGTACATGGTCGACAGGTTGCCGGGGATGATCGAGGTCGGCAGGCCGTGCCCGCCCGCGCCGTAGTCCGGCACATTCTTGCCCTCGAACGTGATCTCCCAGCTGTCCGTGCTCTTGACCGGCGTCGCGCCGTTGCCCAGCAGCAGCGGGGCCTGCATGTGGCTGAAGGTGTAGGTGGCGAGGTTGTCCGCGTTGAACGTGGGTGCGACCAGCGCGGGCACGTCCGCCGGCCACTCGGTGCCCTCGATCGACATCACGGCCTTGCCCGCCGCCGCGTGCGCGCAGCTCAGCACGATCTTGTTCCCGACGCACCCGGCGTAGGCGCTCGTCTTGCCGCCGCGCTGGATCGTGATCGACACCGACACGCCGGCCCGCTGGACCAACGTGTGCGTGTACGGCCCCGTCCCCGTCACGACGTCCTTGAACATCGTTGCAAGCAGGGGCCAACCCTCGTCGGCGCGCAACGGGAAACTGATGTCACCCACCACGGTCCCGTCCAACTCGACGTACTCCTGCCCGGCGATGAGCGTCCCGTTGGCGGTATCCTGCTCCTGGCGCTTGGGGTCGTGCTTGATCGTCGGCATCGCGTCCAGGCGGATGTAGCCGGTCGGCGGGACGTAGACACCCGGCGTCACCTCGATGGCGATGCCGAGGATCACCTGGCTCCCGACGATCGGGCTGAAACGCTTAGGCATGGGTCACCTCCGGGTCCGCCGAAGCGGCCGCTGTGCTGGTCGTCGTCGCGGCCGCATCGGCCGGTGTGGTCACGGTTGCCACCGGAGAGCCTCCCAGTTGGGTCGGCGTCACCGGTGCGGTGGCCGGTTGCACCATGGGTGCGGACGGCCCCTGAACGGCGCTCGTGGCGCTGGACGGCGCGCCGGCCGTGGTGGCCGGCGCACTCGCGGTCGCGCTCGTGGCCGTCGCGCCGTTCTCAACGAGGCGGAAGAGCGGGTTGCCCTCGAACAGGGCTGCGACCTCGTCGGCCAGCTCCTTGGTTTCACCCACGGCCCAGGACACCGCTTCCGGCGCGTCCAGGTGCAGCGACGGCACCCGCACGTCCTGGGTACCAAGGAACTCGATTTGCTTAGACATCCAACACCTCCGCTACGTCCTGTTCGTGGGCGGTAAACCACCCGACGAACCCCAAAAAGCCTTCGTTGAGATAATCGATGTAGGGACCGCCTAACGGCGCGTCCGCGTGCCAGACGTCGCCGACGGAGAGCGCCTGTGGGTTGCCGTTGGCGTCCACCAATTGCCGGACCGAGGAGTGCCGGAACGCCGCGCGGAACGCGTCGACGTTGGTGTATAGGTCGGTCAATGCCTGCAGCTTGGTCTCCCCGCTCACGTCGTCCGTGTCGTGGAGGTACACCCAGGAGTATGAATTCTGCTCCTGCTGCTCGTTGCCGTCGCGCTGGCCCCGGGTCTGGGTCCCCGTCTCCTTTTCGTTCAGGCCGGTCGGAGCGATGATGAGGACCGGCGTCTGGACGTTGCCGATGTCCGGGATGACCCAGGTGACCGGCGCCGCGACGTGCGGCTGGATCGCCGTGCACAGCGCCTGGAGCATCTCGAGCAGCGTCATCGGCTTGTCCTCCCGAAGCTCACAGTGGCTTCTTGATCAGGTCCTCGTCCAGCCGCACCGCCATCTCAACGCCGGCCTGTCGCATGCGTAGATCCGCCAGGTGGCCCACGTCGGCCAGCGCCGCGCGCATCCGCGGGTTTGCTTTGATACCCTTGACTTCGTGCCCCTTGCTGAACGCCGCGACTCCGCCACTGAACCAGCGCAAGGCTTTGCCGTTGAGCGGCGCGACCATGTGGGGCTTGGTGCCGGAGAGCAGGAGCCCGACGTAGGGCGCATCGTTGTAGAGCAGGCCGCTGCCGTCGCCGCCCGTGCGGTAGCGGTACGTGTCCGCGGCGTGCGGTAGCGAGGGTTGGTTCGGGTCGCGGTCCGCGTCCGAGGAGCGCGGCGTGGCGTCCGCCATCGTCTTTTTTGCGTCCTTGAGGAGGAGTTGCACCACCTTGCGTAGCTCGGGCGCCGCCCCCTTCTGGGCCGTCCGGATCGCCCTCTTCGCCGCCTTCATCCCGTCGTCGTCGAGGTTGTACGCAACGCTCATCATCCACCACCGTTCGGATCCAAGTCGGTCATGCGTTGAGTTCCAAGTCGGTCATGGCCTGCGGAGCGGGCAGCCGATTGATCGTGCGGATGCCGTACCTCGTGACCTGCGGCAGTGTCGCTCCCTGCCCGTCGACCTCGGTGATGATGATGCCATCCTTGGGTTGCCAATCCGCGCCGGGCTTGTCGATCAGGTGCGTGGGCACTTTCACCCCGCCCACCATGACGATATCCTCAAGCTTGGGGTACTCCAGGCGGACGCGGCGCCCGGCGTCCACGATCTGCCCGTTGCGCTCACAGGACACCGTAGCGTTGGTGGCGATGTAGTCTGCGGCGTTGCCCGCTGCGGGCATGTAGCGGTCCCAGCGCATCTCGGTCGCGTAGGGGTGTCCATCCACCAGCGCCGGCGTCACGTCCTGGACGCGCCACACCCACCCCGCGTAGGTGTAGAGGTCGTTGATCGCCACGTCCGCGCCCAGCGGACACAGCACCGTCATCTCCTCGTCCGGCGTCCCGTGCGCGCCCTCCTTGGTCTTGACCTCGCGGATCATGACCCGCAGCGTCAGCGCCTGGTCGCCGCGCGTCCCCGCGAGCGCGTCGTCGAGGTGTAGCAGCAGGAGCTTGATCGGCGGCGCGCGGAAGGACACGGCGGACAAATCCAGGACCTTGGCGATGATCCACCAGCCCGCCGTCGTGCGGATGATCTGCCCGGCCTCGATCGAGGCGCCGGCGGCGACGACGCCGTCGTTGTAGTCCGAGAGGTTGCGCGCATTGCGCAAGTTGCTCGCGTTGCTGATGAGCACGCTGACGCGCCGCGGGTTGCTCACTCCGTCGGCGTCGTAGAGCGTCGCCGCGTTGGCGGCGTCGGCCAGGAGCATGTCGTAGCGGCTCGCCATGGCATGCCTCCCCGTTAGAGCCTGTTATGCACTTTTCTGCCACAATCGCGACGGATCGTTAAGATGGAAAGCATCGAAGCGACGAGAGGAACTCCTGAGCCTATTCACTGCTATCTGACAAGCCGATGCACGACGACCTTGGCCTGCGGATGCGCCTTTTCGACTCACTTCAAGCGTAGTCGCATCATTTAGGGCAAAACGGTTGCTTTAATGATAGCGGAAGTTCATAACAGGCTCTAGAGCCCCAGGCCCTGCACGACCTGACGCAGCCGCGCCAGTTCCTCGTCCGAGATCGGTACCGGCCACCGCGTCGGTCCGCTGGTCTCCATCGTCGGCAACGGCCCCACCGGCGCGAGCATGTTCAGCGCCTCGCGCGCCTGGCGCTCGTAGTCCTTGCGCTGCTCCGTCCAGTCGATGTCCAGCGTCGTGCTGACCATCTCCGACTTCTCTTGCGTCGCCACGAGCTGCCGCAGGATGGGGCAGAGTTGCGCGCAAGCGTACATGATCGCGGCGTCGATCAGGAGCATCTTCGCCGACACTACGTCGCCCCCGGCGTACTGCGCCGGCGCCGCGCCCGCCAGGATCGCGGCCCAGTCCGGGCCGATGCGCCGGATCACCAGCTGTTCCGCGCGCATGCCGACCGATGGCGATTGGATCGTCTGGTCCGGGATGCGCGCCGCCGCGACCGCGGGCGGCAGCATGCCCAGCGCCATGGTCCGCACCGCGTCCATGTCCTCCGGCTGCGTCAAGATCCGCAGGTCCATGCTGCCACCCCCGTCCGCTGCGTTGTTACTTGGTGTCCCCGGCCGTCGTCAGGCCGGACAAGGCCGGCGCACCCGTCGCCGGGTTCGGCTGCTCGCTCATGGGGACCTTCTCGGGGTCCGGGTTCGGCGTGGCGTCCTTCGCCTCCCTGCCCTTGACCTCGACCAGGTCGCCCGCGCGCAGCGCCGCCTCGACGTCCAGCGTGCGCGCCACCTCGATCGGCGTATCCGTCGCCACGAACACCTCGCCGTTCGGGTGGTCCGGGTGGCGCTCCCAGAGCGCGACGCGCCCATCCGTGCGGCCGCTCTTGACCGTGATCCGTTCCGCTGCCATTGCTGGCCTCCTTCGGCGCCAACGCGCCCTCTTCGTTGCTCTCAGCGATCGTCCCGTGCGACGCAGCTGGCGCACGGCACAGGGGCTGGGCACCCTCGGGTACTGCCCCTGTGTCGTGCGCCGACACTACGAGCCCAGGTCCAGCAGCTTGACCGCGTGCGGATCGAAGACGTTGTAGCCCTCGACCTCGGTCATGACGATGGCCTGCGTCTGCCGCGTCACGAAGCGCTCCGTCTCCGTGATGTTCGCCCCGATCTCCGTCACGCGCTCGATAGCGAAGCGCTTGTCGAACACCAGCAGCTTGCCGGCGGGGGCCGCCGGCGTGACGCCGTACGCCACGTCGTCCGACAAGGTCGGGTTGATCTGGCGGAAACCGCCGAAGCTCGATCCCGCCTGGATGTTCACCAGCGGAATGTTGGCCGTTCCGGTGTTGAGCAGCTGCGTCTGGAGGATAGAGCCCTCCTGCGCCAGCAGCGTCGTCGGCGAGTAGGGGTTGAGGAACTTGAGCTTGAACGAGAGCCATCCGGGCAGCGAGAGCTTGCCGATGGTGGCCAACGCGTCCAGCGCGGAGAGGCTGTACGGCGTCGCGCTGGTCCCCGAGTTGCCGTCGCCGTTGACCAGGGTGTCGATGACCTGCGCCACCTTGTCCGACTCGGCGAGCACGGCCAGGCGGGCGATGTGGATGGCCACCAGGTCGATGCGCATCCGGCGCATCTGCTCGTAGGTCATCTCCAGGCTGCGGCCGTACTTGCGCAGCCGGGTGGTGTGCGTGCCGGCGGTCAGCTTGACGCGCGGCACCTCCGTGCCCTCGGCGACGCGCACCATGTGCTCCTGGGTGGTGTCGTCGTTCAGGTACACGGCGCGGTACGCGTCGCCATCGATCGGGGTCGTGGCGGCCACCAACTCGTCCAGCGGGATCGCCGGCTGGATCTGCTGGTAGCGCACCCCGGCCGCGTCCACGAACGGCCGCAGCGGGCTACCGGGCGCCTGGTCGGCGCTGGCGTAGAGCGCGCGGGTGTTCTGATCGAGGCCGTGCGCGGCGCGCCGCCAGGTGCGGTTCATCCACTCGACGCCCAGCGCCCTCTTCGCCTCGCTGGACTCGAACGCCTCCCAGCGGTCGCTGTACACGCCGTAGCCCGGCTGGCTGCGGGTGATGATCCCGGCCGCTTCCATGAGCCGCTGGAAGGCGTCGGTGCCGTCGTTGTACTCGCTGGATGGGTCCTCGCGCTCCAGGTGCGCGGAGAGCGTCAGGCCGCGCTCGTAGGCGTCGCGGAACATCCCCACGCCCATGCGCGTCAGGATCTCGCCCGGCCGCGTCTTCGTCACTCGTGCGTTTGCAGTCACTGTCTTGCTCCTTGACCGCTCGGTGGCGGCGCTATGTGGCAACCGCCACGATACGATGGTCTACTGGGTGATTGCGCTACCCGGTGCGGGTGCTACGACAGGTCGACGATGACGTTGGTGGTGTCGGTGGCGTCGACGATCTCCGTCCCGGCGTTGAGCGCGTCGCCGGCCACGGCCGCCCGGATGTAGCCCTTGGCGTTCGCCGACCCGAGCGCTCCGACGGCGCGCTGGTGGAGGCCCGTGAACGTGGCGCCGGTCCCGGCCGGCAGCGTCGTGTAGCCCTCGGTCTGGACGTTGCAGACGCCGTCCACCTCGACCAGGACCAGCTTGCCCTCGATGAGGTCGCCGTCGGCGCACAGGCCGACCTGGTGCGCGCCGGTGACGGCCACGGCCAGCCCCGCGGAGGCGCTGCCGCCCGCCTGGGTCGCGTCGTACGCGCTGATCGACGCGTCGGCCTTGTAGCTGACGTACTCGGCGCCGATGCCCTCGTACGCCGTGGTGTCGCGGATGTTCGCCATGATCTCTGTCTCCCCTGTGCCTATGCGTAGCGCCGGGCTCCCCGGCGCTGCTCACCTTGCTCTGCTGCCCGATGCGGCGCGGTCTAGCCCTGGTACGCGGACGCCGGGACCTCGCGGACGTAGGGCTTCTTCGCCCCCTACTCCTCGTCCTGCGTGGCGCGGCCGCCCTGGAACGACTTGGCCGCCGTGGCGGCCCAGTCGTCGCGCATCCGCTTGATCGTCGCCAGCGGCGCGGTCTCCAACAGGCCGCGGTACGTCTCCGCGGCGAACGTCTCACCGACGGCGCGGACGCCCTCGGCCATCGCCTCGGCCACCAGGTCGGTGCGGTACGCCGCGCCGTCGTCGGCGAGCGGCCGCAGCCGGGCCACCTCGGCCACCAGGTATAGTGGACCCAGGAACCTGGACAGTGAAAGGGGGCGCTTAGAGGTGGTAGACTAGACCACGATGAGACAACAATACAGTTCCGCCTACAAGGCCCGCATCGTGCAGGAGTTACTGCGCGAG